TATCGACAATAGGAAACCGCTGGTCGAGGTCCTGCAGGAAGATGGTCAATCGTCCATCTCCAGACTGTCGAGCCGCTTCAATGCGCCTTCATCGGTTACGCGGAACAGCCGCCCGCCGATTGAGGCAATCAGGAACTCCGGGTCGGTGTCTGGCTGGTAAAAACAGCATCCCTGAAAAGTTCCCGTCTCGAAATAGGTTTGAACTTCTTCCGATGAAAACGTGAGCGCAATCTGGCGATAGGCGCTGCGATTGATGACGTAGTTTCCGCGCAGGGTGCAATTTCTTGCAAAAGCCAATTGAGTCCTTGGAAGCAGAACGGGCGGGATGTCGGAATTCATCCCGTCCGGAAAAGCCCCCAGAGCATCAAAGACTGTTCCCGGCTGAAACGGTTTCATTAGATGGCGATTGGCACCAAACAGAGGCTCGCCGCCGACACCCGAGACGTGCCAGCCGATTCAACTGTGTCCAGTGAAATCCAAAGCTGAATCGAATCCGAGGCGGTCAGGCTTTGTGTGGTGAATGGTAGAACGTAGTCGATGCTCGGTTGGCTGGTGGTGGTGAATGCCTCGGTATTGCGGGCGCACGAAACCAAGTTTGAGCCAGCCGTGGCATTGCGAACTGTAATGGTGAGAGTGCGGTTGGCAGCGAAGGTAGTGCCGGAATAATCCACAGTAACATGGGCGAGAATCAGGTAGAGCCCGGTGGTGGGGCACGTTGCCGCAACGCCCGTAATTTGCGCGGCAGCGTTGGTGATGTCGTAGGTCAAGCCCGCATTCGTGTCAACTGTTGCATTCTGGCCAACGCCAAGCGCGGAGATTGCGGCAGCCTTGGTTCCGCCAGCCGTGCCACCATTGGCAATCGGAAGTGGGGCGCTGCTAAGGAGGGCGGCTAGGGCAAGGGGGGCGGTGGTTTGGCCAGTTCCGCCGTCAGCAATTGGTAGCGGGCTGGTAATGCTGGATTGCTGGCCACCGGGCGAGACGCCAGCGCCAGCCGTTACGGTCGCCCCGGTCGCGGCGTCATCCGAGTAGTCCAGCCATTCCAGCGTGACGCTAGTTGGGCCGTTGACGCTGATGACCTCGAAGCTGTACGGCCCAGGCGTCACCACATTTTGACCAACCACCATCCAGGCGGTGTCAGCCACGGCAACAGTCACATTGTTATTGGCTGCCGGAACAATGAAGTTGGCGGTCGTTACCGTGTAGGCATTTCCGCCCTGACTGCCGGGAATATCGGTGGTGACGGCATCCGTGCAGCACGGGGTACAAGAAGAAGTGGCTGGCATTTTAGAAAATAGTTAAGTGTTTTTCTCGTTGACGGGAGGTTCGCTCTATGCCAACGCTTTGTCAACGCTTCATGTCGCGCATATCTCGATACGGATTCAAGTTCGACACCGCCCTGACCGACGACGACGGAAACCAAGTCTGGGATGATCTTGGAATTGAGATGTACATGATTAAGCAGAGCCAAGGCAATCCTGCTGCCTTGACGCTGCATTTCGAGAATTGCCGCAAACTTCTCTGGCCCGACTTAGACGCCCACCGCTGGCACAACCTCTGCCGGGACGAAATCCTTGGCCACAAAGTTTGCGTTCTGATGGGCTGCGGTTCTTCCGGAAAGACTTTTTCGGCAGCTTGGATTAGCTTGTTGGACTATTGGTGCTTTCCGCAAGAGACATGCGTGTTGGTTTCCTCAACAGATATTCGCGGTTTGAAGAAGCGTGTTTGGGGCGAAATCGTCATGCTCTGGGAGCGCGGGATTGCCAAGTATCCCAAGCTGTCTGGACACTTACTGGACAGCGCCATCGCCATCACCACAGACGACATTGACGATTGCGAGCCTGGGCAGCGCAAGAGTCGAGATATGAGGAAGGGGGTGTTCGGCGTCCCCTGCGTTCAGGGCGGCAAGTTTGTTGGACTTTCTAAATTTCTTGGCATCAAGCAAAAGCGGATGCGCTTGGTAGCAGATGAAGCGAGCGCGATGTCCAGCGACTTCCTGACAGCCTTCTCCAACCTCAACAAGAACGAGGATTTCCGCGCCATCGTACTTGGAAATCCAAATGACCCACTTGACCCGCTTGGCCGCGCTGCCGAGCCGGTTGGCGGCTGGACTGACGAATATCTCGAACCCACTAAGACGGCCTGTTGGGATACGAGATTCATGAACGGTCGGTGCGTGAACCTTGTGGGGCTGGATAGTCCGAACATGGACTTTCCCGCAGACAAGCCTACGCGCTACAAGTACCTGATTAGCCGCGAGAAGATCGCTGAGACGCTATCGTTCTTTCCGAAAGATTCGATGGAGTATTACTCCCAGTGCGTTGGAACAATGAAGATTGGAACAATTGCCCGTCGCATATTAAGTCGCCGAACTGTTATTCAAAATAAGGCGCAGGAAAATGTTACTTGGGCGGGAAAGGGTCAGACCAAGATTTACTTTGTTGACGCGGCATATGGCGGGGATAGATGTGTTGGCGGATGGGCTGAGTTTGGTGAGGACATCAATGGTAATCAGATTCTCAGTTTCAGTGACCCAAAGACCATTCCAATCATCGTTGGCGGTCCCCATGAGCCAGAGTACCAGATTGCCCACTTTGTAAAGGATGACTGCGAATCTGAGGGCATCTCCGGCGATAGCATGGGGCATGACGCCACTGGACGTGGGGCATTGGGTACTGCGCTGGCCAAGGTCTGGAGCGCCGACACTCACCCGATTGACGCCGGTGGGCGACCTACTGCAAGGCCGGTGAGCTTGGACATAACAGTTTTCGACGAGACGACTAAGCAGAAGCGACCCAAGCGATGCGACGAGGAGTATGACCGCCTAACGTCGGAGTTTAATTTTCAGGTCGCTATGGCAGTTGAGAGCGGACAAATTCGCAATCTTCCAGATGAATCAATGGAGGAGTTTTCATTGCGCCGATGGGAGCGAGTGAAGGGAGGCAAGAAATCGGTTGAGCCGAAAGACAAGCCTAGCACCGATCCTAAAAAACAAGGCTTCAAACAGCGTGTCGGAAGAAGTCCCGATATGGCCGATTGGGCCGCTGGCATCGTCGAGATGGCTAGACGAAAGGGGTTCGTCATCTCGAAACTTGGAGGAACTGAAAAACCAACCAAGCCCCGCGACTCCTGGCTCATCAAAGACTCCGCCGCGTTAATCCAAGACCAGCTAGACCGGCAACTCGAAAAAGTTTGACAGCCGCGCCTTGTTTGATATTTTATTTTCAAGATGTCGAAAGAAAGCCCTAGTTGTGACCGAGCAACGTAAATGAGCATCGTGAAAACAAGCGAAGGTAAGCAGGTTAGAGTCCTGCAATCGACATCTTATTAAGAGCGTGAGTAGATTGGAAACTTATCTGGCAAATGTATTGCAAGACATGCCTACGCGTGATGATTCGGCATTGAGCGAGAGCGGACAGCAACAGATGATGCAGGTTCAAATCCTGCCGCGCTCAATAATTTATGCGGGTGTGGTCGTAACGGATGTCGTGTCCTAGGATAACGGCGACTTGGTAGCTCCAAGAATTTCAGGTTCGAGTCCTGACCCCGCTCCAATTTACAGTTGATAACTTAATGAACGAAACCCTCATCTGCGCCGTCATTGGTCATCTGGTTGGCGACTATATTTTACAAAACGACACGCTTGCCATTGGCAAAAAGAAAAACACGGTGCTGTGCGTCATTCACTGCATGTTGTGGACTGCGGCAGTAGTTGCGTTCTCAGGGTGGTATAAATCACCCAACTACGTTTGGATTGCGGCAATCCTGTATTCCACTCATTTTATTCAAGACCGAACTAATGTCATCGTTTGGTTGTTGCGTCTAAAGTGGGTGCAGCCTCAGTTTTCGCAACCTCCACTAGCCCCATGGAGCATCATTGTTGTTGATAACGTCTGGCATATCGTCACCATTTGGGCAGTCTGGAAGTTTGTTGTATGAGCGCCCACATCCTCCGCTGCCCCTCCTGCTATTCACCTTTGGCCGTCCACATCCACCTTGAGACGGGCAAGGAAATCGTGATGTATTGTTGCAATAGCAACTGCAAAATCAACGGGCATGAGCACGGCGCTCCTGGGCCTAACGCACAGGATTCTTACAAATCGTTTGTCGAGCGATACAAGGCTTGGTTGGTGGAGAGGGAGATGTGAAATTTTGTGGATCGGACTGTAACGGAGTTGCCATCCGGGGACGTACCTTGCGGCGCGCTTAAAGAAGCAATAAGCATGTGAATAAGAATGTGGCAAGTGAATGGCCCGAAGATAAAACCCGCGAGTGTTCTCCGCGCAAAGAGCATCACGACCGGGAATGACAATAGGGTGCATAACGAAGAAACGCCAGCAGTCCGATCCACTTCCCTTCTTGACATTTTTCTTTCACGCCTTAAAATCTTGAAATAAATGAGTCAACCCGAAGTCAAATGCAGTTGTTGCGGTGGCAAAGGTCATCGGCAGCTTACGAAAAAGCTGGCGGTAAGTCTGCGGGCGGCGATTGAGCTAACCAAGGCGAAGAAGAATTTCAGCGCGTCGGAATTGGGATCGGCGGCGGGTTGCAAGCCGGACGTAGCCCATCATCGCGTTCAGCGCATGATTGAGTTGGGGGTTTTGAAGAAGGTGCCGAAGGTGACTCCGGCGAGATATGCGGTGGGTTAGATTTTGAAAGTGCTGGCCATAATAAACGCTTTGGCTTTATTGATTGCTCGACTTCGAGACTCGTTGGAGTCCACTAAAAATCGGAATTGCTTCTTTATGACTCCACCTTCACGGACTTGAATAGAGCTTGTTGAGTTCAAATTCCTGCCAGCCTTTCCACCGCTTGTTGGTTGGTGGATTTCATAAACTCCAATTGACTTAATCTTCATACCCCCTCAATCGGAATCGTATCCATCTCCGCCAGCTTATCGCCAAGCTTTTTCAGCCTGACGTTTTTCAATCGCTTGATCTTGCGGAATTGTTTATCCGCCGCCTCGCGATGCTGGCGAAGTCCCGTTAAGTCGGTCGTTCCAATCAGGAAAGACTCGGCATCCAAATGCTCTTGGGCGACAACCTTAGCCTTCGCAATCTTGCGGTTGGCGGAGTCGATGTCTTTTAGTATTTGGTCGCGGGTTTTGTAAATTTTCATATGCTTGCGTTGCACATTTGTCTGAGCAGGGCAGCCTCGGAGTTGTCGGATTCGGGGGCGCACTCTTTTAGAGCCTTCTTTGCTTGCCCCCTGATTCCTCGAAGCCACACCACTTCCTGCATCAGTTGATCGGCGTGGATGTTGCCTTTTATTGCTTCCTGTCGAAGCCACTCAAACGCATGAAATTTTCGACTAGCCGCATCTAACAAGGTCGGCGCAGCTAATGAGCTGTCATTCCGGCATTCGTTGCACAGCAGGTCTGGACCAGTCCTTTCGTTCACCACGCATTTAATACAGTTGGCGCTCATGACTAGACTTTCTCGTTCGGAGCCTGCGCACGCAGCTGTTCAATTTCCGCTTTGGCTGCTTCGAGTGCTTGGAATAGATCGTATTCAGGTTTGGTTGCACCACGCGATTTTCCTCCGGGCCACGAAACGATTGTATGCGGCCACGGCCCACCGATTACGATTCCGTCTGGAAGTGGGACGGTAGAATAGATTGGTATTGAACTATTATTTTTCACTGCGGCCTCACACTCCTCTCCTTCTCCTCTTTCATTTTATCAATCGCCTTGCGAAATTCTTCGGTCGCGTCTTTTAGTCCAAGTTGGTATCCGTGTTCCATGCCCTTGATGACAACCGGAACGCTGCCGGGATAGCAGTTCTTGTGGCAGATAAACCAGGCATCAAGCTTCCAATCGCGTTGCTTCATCAGGCCCATATTTCTACCACGCTGATTATTTCGCGCAAGAAATATCTTGAACTTTTATTTTCATTCGATAGGGTGGGTGGCGTGAAGCGAAAAGCCGGGCCGAAAAATCTTGAGCCGCAGAAATTTCAGGTGGGGGAGACGACTTTGATTCTCCGACCACATTTGTGGGGCGGAGCGTCAGGTGTGGTTGTATCTTTTTCTGAAGGGATGCACCGAATTAAGGTAAAGACCAATCCCGAAGGATCGACCTGTCCGGTGTTCCATACAGACGTGCCAGCATCGCAACTCGAAAGCTCGTTATGAAAACATTCCCAGAATACTTCCAAGACTCGATTGATATGACCGACGGTTCGGTTGTTATGTGGGAGAAGGATTTTAAGGCAATCCAACTCGACGCCATAAAAGAGGGTATGCGGAGAGCGGCACACATAAACGAACAATACATGCCTGCGTTGATGGCTAAGGATGCAAACCAAGCAATCCTCTCCGCTGCTGAACAACTAACAGAGAAAGATTTATGACCAATCAAAGCGATACTCCGAGGACGGATGCAGAAGAATGCTGGCACGTCTACGAGGATGGTTTTCATTCAATTGAAAAAGTTGATGAAAAACATAAAGGCATGGGTTCGCACGTCCCTATAAAATTCGCTCGCCAACTCGAACGCGAACTAACCGCCCACATGCAGGAGGTGGAGAGGTTGAAGCTTTCTGAGTCACAGTGGGAAGTTGATGCAAGAACTATTGCTAACACCTACAAGCAGACTGCTGAAAATTGCAACCAACTCTCCGCGCAGGTGAAGGTGTTGAGGGAGCTTGTTGATGACTTCGACTTTTACACATTCCACCGCGCTGATTGCCATATCCAAAATACAGAGTTTTGCACATGCGGACTGAAGGAGTTGAATGCTAAAGTAAAAACCGCCCTCTCCTCAACCCCATCCTCCGCACTCACAGAACTAGTAGAACTGCGACGCAAGGCGAAGGCGTTTGAGCGCCTTGAGCGAAAACACTTGGAAGAATTTAAGCACACAAAACAGATGATTTATACGCCATTACTAGAACGTGTCGAAGCCGCAATGGAGAAAGACGCGAAATGAAACAGCGGCTAAAATGGATTGGTAATCGTGTCAAATTCTATCGCAAGTATTATTACGCATCGCTTCCACTGGCGGCTAAATCGGCTGGCATTTCAAAATCGCTGTGGTGGAAAGTTGAGCAGGGTAAAACGAACTTTAGCTATGCGACGATTTGGAAAATTAACCAGGCTTTGTTCGGGACGCTTCGTGGTGAAATTTTATGAACACTGTATCACTAACCAAATCTGAGTTTGAAAAACTCCCCGACTATTCGTGCTCACTACCGACAGGAGCAACGATTGGCAAACAGTGGAAGCGTCGCAATGACTACTACGACGAAAGCAAAGGCTGGACTCGCGGAACATACTCACGTCGAATTGATGCCGAAACTGTGGCGATCACTTGGGAGAAAATCTGGATAGCTTCTGTATGAACCCACCCCTTGACCGCTTTCGCGAACCAACGCCAGCCGAGCAACAAGAATGGACGCTGTGCGACGAATGCGAATCCGCGCAAGCCGAAGTCCGACGCGGGCGACAATATCTTTGCGAGGAGTGCGCGGAGAAATTAGAATTGAAAACATGAATCCGTTTATCGTAAATGATAGCTGTCCAGACTGCGGGTTTGTGCCGGAAAAGTATGTTCAGATGGTGAACGAGAGCAAACCATTCGACTGTCCGCGCTGTGGGGCGCATTACAGCCGCGAAGATTTCCACAAAGAATGCCGCGAAAAATTTATGGCACAAAAACACAATCACGCGAAAGCGGATTTAACACAGGAGGGTTATGAAGATAATTGCGATTGATCCCGGCGCATCGGGCGGAATTGCCTGGCACGGTCAAGACGGTGAATCCGTCCATTGTCAGAACCTCCCGGAAACCATCACCGACTTGAAAGACATGCTGTTGGGATTCAAGGCGCTTGACCCAAACTGGACTTGCTTCATGGAGGACGTTCCGAGCTTTATCGGCGGAAAAAATCTTGGCAACTCAATGACCAAACTGCATCGCAGTGCGGGCCGGATTGAAGGCGTGCTTTGCGCTCTGTCATTCCGCGTTGAAATGGTGACGCCGCAGAAGTGGCAGAAGTTTTTCAGTCTTGGAAAACGCAGTGAATGCGCGACTGATACGATCTGGAAGAACCGGCTAAAAAACAAGGCCCAGCAATTATTTCCAACGTGCGATGTGACGCTTAAGACCTCGGATGCGTTGCTTATTTTGGAGTATGGAAGAAAACAAATTTAAGAACTAAAAACCATGGCAAACTTCAATAGAGTAATCTTGATCGGAAACTTAACCAGAGAGGTTGAGCTTCGCTACACCCCAAAAGGAACGGCAGTCGCAAAGCTATCCATCGCCGTCAATCGCACTTGGAAAAACGAGGCGGGTGATAAAATGGAGGAGGTAACATTCGTTGACGTGGATGTGTTTGGCCGAACCGCCGAGAACTGCGGGCAGTATCTCAAGAAGGGTCGGCCCGTCATGGTGGAAGGTCGGCTGAAACTTGATAGTTGGGATGACAAACAAACTGGACAGAAACGCAGCAAACTTGGAGTGGTTGCTGAGTCGGTTCAGTTTTTGGGCGGGAGGGAGGAAGGTGCTGCACCAGCGGAGCGCAAGCCGATTACAACGAAGCCGGGAGAGCCTGCGATTGCCGGAGATGGGCCGGTGGAGACGGACGACGTACCTTTTTGATATGAGCAACTGGACATTCTTAAACGCAAATCGCGTCGGCACAAATCCACGCATAACCGCCGACGTTCAATCGTTGTATCACACCAAGCCTGAAGCTGGCTTCAATGGCATGTTCCGATTCTTTCTCGACGGTAAGAAGGTTCGCTGTATCGCCTCAGACGGCCTTGGTTGGAAGCATGTCAGCGTTTCAATCGAAGGCGATCCGCGACCGCCGCGCTGGGGCTTGATGTGTTCGGTAAAAGATTTGTTCTGGGATGATGAGGATTGGGTTGTTCAATTTCATCCGGCTAAAAGTGAATACGTGAACCACCATTCGGGATGTCTCCACCTGTGGCAATCTGAAGCGCAATTTCCGAAACCAGATTCGATCATGGTTGGGCCGAAGTAGAATTTATGAGCAACTGGACACAACAAGAGGCCATCGCGCTCTGTGTAAAAATAGAAGCGATCTGCCCAAAATTTGGATGTCATGTGGCCCTGACTGGCGGCCTGCTTTACAAAGAAGGAGAGCGCAAAGACTGCGACCTTCTGTTTTACCGAATCAGACAGGTTCAAGAAATTGACAAAGAGGGATTGTTTACTGCGCTTCTGGAGATTGGGGTTGTTGAATTCAAAGGATTCGGATGGTGTCACAAGGCAGTCGCGGTTCCTGATGGAGTGGAATTCAACACGGCTGAAGTTGGGCTACACAAAGCGCTCGATCTTTTCTTTCCAGAGGAGGATGGAGGACAGCCATACCCGGAATCCGACCCCGACGACAAGGCTGTTATCCCGCTGGAATTTTAACCCTATGTCCCCCGGCGATAAAGTAGTCTGCGTCGATTCGCTATTTCCTTCGTGGGTGTTGGCGCTCTATACGGCGTTGCCAGTCGAAGGTGGGCAGTATGTCGTCCGTGCCAGCGTTGGTGGCGTCACCTACGATAGCGGCAATCGCAAACCTTCGGGCGTCATTCTCCTGGTCGGACTGATAAATCCAATTGGTGAGGCGAGCGGGCAGGAGCTTGGATTTCAGCCGAGGCGGTTTCGCTTGTTGGAGGAGTTAAAGGTGGAGTGGAATGAGTTTGAAGGAGTTGAAGAAAGAGCGATTTGATGAGTTATAAAACATACGAAATTATTCACCGTGACAAGAAGTGTTGCGAGTGCGGCGGCAGTGGGAAAATTCTCCGAACCGTTCCGCGCTTCGCGATAGCGATGCCGGGCGTGACTGGCGACTGGAAGCGCGAACTCCAATGTTGTTGGCGCTGTCACGGCGACGGGATTGGCCGCTCTTTCAACTCGAAAGTTGTTGAGGTGTTATGAAAATTCCAACCGTTATGATGTACGGCGGAGGTCGCCAGTCTATTGCTATCATTTCTCTGATTCTTGATGGTAAAATTCCAATGCCAGACCACATCATTGTGGCCGACACCGGGCGCGAGAAGTCAACAACGTGGACTTACCTTCGCGATGTTGTTCAGCCAAATTTTCCAAAGCAAATCATTGTCATACCGAAAGAGCTTTACGCTACCGTTGACCTTTACCGAGAAACCAAGGCGGGTGATAAATACCTTCTGATTCCAGCGTTCACCAAGGAAGCAGACGGAAAAGAGGGAAAGCTTGAAGCGTATTGCTCGAACGAATGGAAGCTCCGGGTTTGCGACCGATTCTTAAAACGAGACGCCGGAATAAAAGAGTGGATTTCATGGATTGGGTTTTCTGTTGATGAGCCGAAGCGATTCAACGCCAAGCGGAGAAGCATGGGTGACAGCGTTTGGTTTCCTTTGGTTGATGGAGTTCCAACCACTAAAGAGGAATGTGTTGCGATGGTGTTGAAGCGCGGCTGGCCGATGCCTCGACATTCCGCTTGCTGGATGTGCCCACTGCAAGATGATGGCAACTGGCTGGACAACACTCCCGAGGATCAGGCAAAGGCCATCCAGATAGAGAAGGACATCCAAAAAGACGACCCGAACGTTTTTCTTCATCGCTCACTGGTGCCGATTGGTGAGGTTGTTTTCGACAAAACCAAGCAGGCCAAAGAGCCGTGCGACTCCGGGGTTTGCATGTTATGACTTTCGGTAGGAAGCGCGTAGTTGATTTATGAATCAAAAACAAAAACAAGACGACGAGATTTGCGGAACGTGCGAGCACTGGATTGAAGGTCGGTGTCTGGTATGGAACATCGAAACCGTCAGCGGCTCTACGTGTCAGTGCTGGGAAATAAATCAGGCGTCTCTGCCGACGCTTCAGGAAATACAAACGATATATCGTAGCCTGAATTGTGATTCAAAACTTTGATTGTGAAGTAAGCCGCGCCATGCGCTTCAAGTTCTCGAATGCGCGACACGTAATCGTTGTTGGAAAGAGTTTCGCTAACCCGCATGAAAAACTATAACCCGCTCCCAAGTCCGTCCTCCATCTCCAAATTCGTCGTCAAGGTCGAGCCTGAGCTTCCCGCCAGCATGATAAAAATAAAAAGCGCGTGGCGTTTCTCGCGGCAGGCAAGACGACCAACGGGACGACACGAAAGATCAGTTCCAAATACGGGAAGCCCGATCACTGTTCTTCGGTTTCATCCAGTTGATGAAATAGTCCGTATCTCCCCTCAAAGTACAGCTTGATTAAGCCAAGCTCTCCGTCGCGCTGCTTGGCAATTATCAAATTCGTCTCGTTGTCCTTGCGATGAATAAGCGCCACCGTGTCGGCATCGCGCTCGATTTGTCCGCTGTCGGCAAGGTCGCTTAGTCTCGGTGCCCTAGACCCGTTCTTGTCTCCACCCTTCACGTTCTCGCGATTAAGTTGGGCCAGCGTCACCATCGCAATATTGTTGTCGTGCGCGACCGCTTTTAAGCGCCCGCTGACCTCAGCCACTTCGTACGTCTTTTTCTCCTGTCGCTCGCACGCCCTGATTTTTTGCAGGTAGTCCACAACAACAAGCTTTATGCCGCTGCGGATTACCTCCTTGTTGATGCGGGAACAAACCTCGCGAATGTTCATGCCGTCAACCCCGTCAACGATTCTGATTGGAAGCTTTGCTAACTGCGAACTCATGGTGGCGAAGTTTCCAAAATCTTGCTCGACGTAGGATCCTCGCCGCATGGTTTTCATTCCGATCTTGAGCCGCATCGCGCATAACCGACGCATGATGGCTTCGACCGACATTTCCAGACTGATGAACATGGCGGGGACGCCGTTGAAAACTGAATGGGCGAAAAAGTTAAGACCGAGTGCAGTTTTGCCCTGACTTGGCCTAGCTCCGATGATGAATTGCTCTCCTGGTTGTAATCCCTCAGTCATTAAATCCAGCGCGTGTATTCCGGTGGACAAACCCGATAAAGCCCCGTTCAAGTTAAAGCGACGCTCCAAATCCTGAAGCATCCTTTTGCCCACCGCCTTTCCGTCCAGTGTCGGCATGTACTTCGATTTCTGGATGCTGAAAATGTTCGCCTCAGCCTGGGAGATGATGCTTTCAACATCATCGTTTTCATAAACCATGGAAACCACATCGGTACACGCCTGAACTATTTTCCGAAGTTGAAACCGCTCGTTTAGGATGTCGATGTAGTAACTCAGATTCGCCGCAGATGGGGTAGAATCCTGCATCTCATTCAGCTTTGAAATTCCTCCTACCTCATCAAGCCTTCCGGTGTCTTTCAGCTTTTGCTGCAAAGTGATGAAGTCAACGGCATCAAGGTCGTCGTTCATCTTCAGGCAGGTCTGATAGACAATCCGACATTCCGGCGTGTAGAATGCATCGGCCCCGGCTGGAATGGTTTCCTGGCAGGTGTTGAGGCTTTCGCTTGGGGCAATCAGGATGCATCCTATGATGGCGTATTCAGCCTCGGTGGAGTGGGGAGGGAGGCGCTCTGGAGTGACCGTGGTTCTGGCTGCTCGGCGCCGACGATTGGATGCGCCAGCCAGTTCGGAGACGGAGGGGGTTTCCATGATTTAGGTTTCCGATAAAATCGGACAACTCACTCTGCGTTCAGTAAAACAGCCACGCCGTAGTCCGGTTCGTATGACACGACATCCTTGTTCGCCTCGTTGAATTTTTCGATGGCGGATTTCAGGTCGTCCAGTCCTTTCAGGTCGTCAGCATCGAAGTCCTCATATCCATTTTCCTCAATTCGATTAGTGATGTCGGAAACGTCAGCTATCGCGAAGTGATTTTCTTTGCACGCCCACACATACGCCGGAACTGGAAGATCATCCCGAGTTTCCAAATAGTTTTCGACACTCTCGTAGTATTCAGCCCCGTCATAGACCCAGCCATTCCACTCGGTCAGCTTTTGAGCCTTTTCAAAGCGGTCTGCTTCTTGTTGAGCATCCTTCAACACCTCGCATGAGCGGCATATTGTCCAGTAGTTCCGCTCGGTGTCATTTCCGCAGTGCTTGCACTTGTAGGGTTGGCAGCATTGGTTAGCTTCTTCTTCGTCTAATTCATAAGTTCCCGGTTCAAATTGCGGGCTGTTTTTGGCGATATATTCAAAATTCCAACCGTCTAAACTTCCGCTACCATCTTCGTTGACTACTAATGTGAATGTGTTCATGTCCTATCTCCTAAGTTGTTTTGTTTGGTCAATCTATAAATAAGTATACAGCAAAACTGTCTGCGTGTCAACTACTAAAACAAGCAATATTCAAACTCACTTGCTCGGTTGTGGCTCTGCTTGTTCGTTATAGCGGCCGGTTGCCCGATAGCTTTTTTCTGGTATGTAACACTCGGCCAGTTCTAATTGCAATATAGGTTGCCCTTTCTTTAATAGCATAGGCCAGGGCGCGGCGTTGACCATTTCCAGAGTGAGAGAACCATAAAAGCCGGGGTCAACATATCCGGCGTGCATATGCTCCAATAACTCCCTCCCCCTACTGCTTTTCAACCAAAGAACACCCCGCAAATTTACAGGGATATTCACTACCTCTAATGTGTCGGCTAGTACCACTTGCCCCGGTACTAAGACAAGATGCTCTACCTCAAAAGTCTCACTCCATAGCTCATGTTTTATCTTTTCCCACATTTCGGGATAGCGGTCTAATTCCATCGCAAGCGACAACATTTCCATTTCCCCCATGTTGCCCCACTCCGGCCGGGGTAAACGATAGCGGCCGCTAAACCGTAAATCCAAACTCGCAGGGTTAACCATTTTAGGCTCATATGGTG